TTGTAGATCCACGGCTTGTTCTTTTCGTCCGAATAGTACGGGTTCGCATAGTTGAGCGCCCCGCCGACGATCGAGGGCTTACCGCTCGCTCTATCCTGTAGGTAGGCATCGACCGCAGCGCTCGTCTTTCCCGTAACTAAGGACAGGGGCACGTCATCGACCGAGTGTCGCCCTTTGCGCCGTCCGTTAGGGCCGTTGATATCCGAGAATTGATTATAGGCGTTCGCCACATCGGCCACGGTGCGGCCCCAACGCCCTGTCGCGACCCGATTCAAGACGACGTCGACGATGCCTTTCAGCTGGTTGACGTTCCTTCCATCCCACTCGGTCTGAACAAGTTTCTTCAGGTCGACGACGTCCTTAGGCGACATGCCGAGCACGCCATTTCGAACGCCGCCACCTCCGCCGGCCGTGCTGAAGTTCCTGGCTGCGCGGTCCATTTTGTCCGCGGCGCGGTCCATCTTGCCGCCGGCCCGATCGATTGTGTCGGCGCCGATGCCGAGCTTGTTCATCGCCCAGGTTTCCGCGCCATCGATCCCGCCTGTAAGACCTCGCTTCAGCGGCGTGAGGATCTTGCCCTGCAGTTCCTGCGACCCGATCGTGTTGCGACGGACTTGGCGCTTGCCGAGTGCGATGTCGTCGGGGGTGAGGACGATGCCCGTTTTTTCGGTATCGGCCATGTCGCCGGACAGCGCCTTGCCGCCCTGCGAGAAGACTGGGATCGTATCGAGCGGGACGCCGAGGATCCGCGCCATCGTGCGCTTGCCCGAGCTGCCCTGGCGCGAGAAAGCGTCGGCGATCGCCGGCAACATCTTCTCGACGTCGACGTCGCCGTCCGCGCCGATCGCCATTTTGACGCCCAGCTTGTTGAGCAGACCGATCACCTGCGTGTTTCGGCCGTATCGAGCGTCGTTCAGCGACTGCGAAAGGCCGCCTAGGCCGCCCAACGCCTTTTCCTTGTCGACGCCCATGCGCTCGGCCGCGGCGCTGAATTCCTGCAGCGCCTTGGTGCCGACGCCGATAATCTCTGAGGTTCGGCCAATTGTCGCGGCCGTCTTGCTCCAGCCGTTGGCGACGTTGAAGGCCGCGACGCCGGCGGCCACGAGCGCACCGACCGTGCCCGCAACCGCGGCGCCGACACCTCCGAGCACCGTCGTGAGGAGGCCGCCCTCGGCGGCCGCGGCGCCCATGCCCTCGCCCATCGCGCCGGCGGCTTCGCCGATCGCGCCCATCCTGGACGCGACACCAGCCATCACCGAACGGCCGCCAAAGGCCTTTGCGCCGGCCTTCTCGGTCTCGGCGAACGTGCGTAGGATCGCCTTTGACGACTTGCCGATCGAGGATCGGTTGGCGGAGTCGACTCGTTTCGGGATTCCGCCGATCCGGCGTTCTGCCGAGGCGACACCCTTTGCCGTCTTGTCGTCGGCAGTGATCGCGATGCCGTAGGTCGGCTGGGTCATGCTAGATCCCTCCCGACCAGTCCCACCATTTTCTCAGCAGCGACCAAGGCCGCGTCGCGACTTCGTCTGGGAACTTGCCGAAGCGCATCGCCAGGCGGGTAAGGATCTCGCCTTCTTCCGCGCGTGTGGGTCTCATCCCAAAAAAAGCAGGATGAACCTCGATGCTTTCATCAGCTCGCGCGCGCCGATCTGACGGATGACCTGGTCAGGAACGGCAGCGACGGTCGAGACGGCCACAATGTCGGCCTCGATGCCGCTGAGCTTGTCCCAGCGGGTCCATTCGGCAGCTGTCGGCTCGCGCAGCTTGAGTTCGGAATAGGTAATCTCGCCGAGCGGAATGGGCGTGCGCAGCGGCACCGTGAGCTGATAGTCGACGCTCTCCAGATATGCTTCGACTTCCGCGTCGGTCGCGTTGCGTTCGGGGAATTGCAAGGGGTCAGCCACGTCAGGACTCCTTCACGTCCGCACCTTCCCAATCGCAGGGGAAAGTTCCGTCCTCGGTGTTGACCTCGATCGGTTCGCCGACCCGCCACATATTGCGGCCGATGACGGTCTTCCCGTTCGCGAGCACGAGGACGACGGTCTGATTGGTCGCCTCATTGAGCAGGCCGATCTGGACGTTGTTGGAATCACGGCCCTTGAACGAGATGCGGCCGGCATTCGGCATTTCTTTGTAGCCGTGTACGCCATCCTGACCGGCCAGCGTCTCGCGGTTCGCCCCCGACGGGCGATAACTCGCCTCGCCGGAGATCGAAAAGGAGACGCCGTTGATCGTGATGAAGGCGGTACCGGCAAGGCGGTTGGGATCAGTTGCCATTGGGCGCTCCGGTTAGACGAGCCGGAACTGGAACAGCACCGCGAAGACGCGGAGCTGGTCGACCAGCACGGCAGGATAGAGGACGTCGACGCGATTGGGGTTCGTCTGGTTCTGCTCGACCACCAGGTTGGCGGCGAATTCTTCGGACTGCTGGACGAAGCCAGAAGCCTCGAGCTCGCGGTATTTCGCGACCAGGTCGGCCCGGATCACGTCGGGCGTGACGACGTTGGAATTGGGCAGCAGGCGCGTGCCGTTGGCGGCGAGCTTCTTGCGGCCATAGGTCCCCTGGACCACCGCGCGCAGCTGGCGCAGCAGATAGACCGAGTTGAACAGCGTCTCGACCTCGAGATAGCTGTCGTCCGCATTGCCCTGGACGTTGGTGACGTAGGTCGTGGTGATGTTTTCCATCACAACGGTGCCGGAGTCGACGAACCAGGTCGCGCAGCCGCCATAGAGCAGCGTGTTGTTGCGGACGTCGATCGGGAACAGGCCCTGTGGCAACGGAGGCAAGAGGCCCGGTACGGCCACAAATTGCAGCGGGAGCGCGGCATCCTGGCGGAGCGAGACGGCCGCGGCCGCCATGAACGCTGCCGCCCACTTCCAGGGCGGGCTCGGCGAGCCATTCACCGGCACGTTGGTGATGTGCTGGTTGTTAAGGCCGGTCGCGAAAGTGGCATTGGCGCCGGCGGTACCGCGCTTAGCCACCCAACAGTGCCCGTAGAGCTGCTTGGTCCACGACCAGCGGCCGGTATCGTCGCTCAGCAGCGCGGCGATCGCCGCCATCGAGGTCGCGTCGGTGAGCGAGCAGGCGATGAAGTCGAACGCCAGATCGTTGAGGTTCGCAAGCGCGGTCGTCAGCGACGGATTGGTCGTGCCGCCGGTCATCGCCACGAACGTGACCGACGTGCCGGCCGGCGTGACCTCGCCCCCGGCATAACCTTTGTAATTGACGGTGAGGTCAATGTCGTTGCCGCATTCGCCGGCGTTGCGCGCGGTCAAATTGACCTTGCTGAGCGTGGTGCCGTCGACTGCGGCGGTAACCGCAACATTCGCTGTCCCGATCGCCGTGGCGACCGCCGTCGCAATCTGGTTAGCGGTCTGCCCGCTCGCGATCGGTACCGCGACGAGGCGTCCGCCGATATACAGCGATAACGTACCGACGCGCGTGGTCGGGCCGGTGAAGGTCAACGAACCGGTCGCCGCGACGGCAGTACCGTCGTCCGCGACCGGTAGCACCCACATTTCGCCGTTCTTGTCGACGGCGCGATAGGCATCGATCATGCCCGCGAGGATCGATCCGGGGCCCGCGGACGCGCGGCTATCGACCTGCGATTGCGAGACGACCGGGTTATTGGCCGTTAGGGTGCCGGCTGCAGTCTTCTGGCCGATCAGCAGCGCGCGCTGCGGCGCCTGATTCGTATTCGCGCGCGAGTTGTCGAGCTCGGCATAGAACAGCGGCACCCGAAGGTTGCCGGGAATATTCCTGAAGGGGATCGTCACGGCTTAAGCCTCCTCGCCGCTCGAGGCGGACTTCTTCTTCGGGGAGGGCTCGCCCGCGGGCGCGACGTCGGTGACGTCGCCATCGTTCAGCAGGCGAACCCAGTGGGTGTCGTGGGGGTTGACGTCGACGCCGTCGGTATCGACGACACGACGGGTCGCCGGGTCGCGCACAAGGCGCCCCGGAACGGAGTAGACGCGCATGCGGAGCTCCTAGGTTGGGAGGTCGACCGAAAGGCCGGTGGGCGGGAGATTGGGGTTGGTGATCGCGACCTCTTCGAGATCATCCGATTCGACGGGCGCAAAGCTTTCCGGCCCTTCATAGAATTCGAGCTGCAGATCGACGCGGACGCCGGCCAGGTGCGTCGCTCCCTCGCTGCTGAAATCGAGCTGCGAGGTGATCGTGGGCATGTTCTGGATCAGCTTGGTCAACGGATAGCTGTTGACGATCGCGACCTCGATCTGGCGCTTGAGGATCCACAGCGCGGTTTCCGCGCCGGTCGCGCCGGCGTCGTCGATCGTGGCTGGCGCCGAAACCTCGGCCGTAAGCCGGATGGTGGCGACCGTGACAAATTCGATCGCCCCGCCGCGACCGAGCGAAGTGCGTGCCTCGTGGATCAAGCGCATCTTGATCAACGGATACTGCTCATCCTGCGAAGGCCAGTCGCCGGGCTTGTAAACCCGGCTCCCGGCGTCGGTTTCGTTGAGCACCGCCTCGTAGCTGGCCTGCAGCAGATCCTGGGAGGTCGTGACGGTCATGCCGCCGTTTCCATGAGCATAAGCAGCCAGTGGCCATGGCCATCGGAGCGCGGCTCCTTGACGACGTACGTCTTCGCGGTCCTGGGGATGTAGACCGTGTCATTCTGGCGGGGATCCTGCGGCAGCAGGGAACGTCGGACGCCCAGTACCGGCCGGCGCGTGGTCGACTGGCTGCCGTCATCGGCAATTTCGACCTGCTCGTACTGGGCATCGAACACCGCGTCGGCGAGCGCAATGGCCGGCAGCCCACGTGGCGTATAGATTGGGAGACCCGCGCCTTCAGCGGATTCGCCGAAGATGCCCATCACTGGGCCCAGCACCAGGTCGTCCCAATCGATCGACATGGCTGTTTACGCGTGCTGGCCGCCGGTGCGGAGCACCTCGGGGCGCTTGCAGATGTACAGCGGATAGCCGTACGTCTCCATGCGCCACCAGGCGTTGCGATCGCGATCGAAGATCGGGACGACGTAGCGCTCGCGGCCGGGCTGGTTGATCCACTCGAAGCTCTCGCCCGGCGCCATCGCCTTTTCGAAGACGCCCGGTGCCTTGATCGGGAAGAACTTGGCCTTGTCGTCGGCGATCTTGATCGTCGAGTTGTCGTCCGACCCGCGATAGTTGATCCAGGTCACGCCGGCGAAGATGAAGTGACCGAACGCGCCGCCGTCGCGCAGCTCCTTCGCGTCCGACCAGTTCTTGTAGGTCTTTTCGACGTCGATGTGCGTGACGAACTTGTCGAAGAAGCTGTCGCCGCACAGCGCGACCACCTGGGTCGACGTGGTGAACGCGCCCTTTGCGGAGCGCGCCATGCTGCGGACCATCGCGTTGATCTTGGGGCGGAGCGAATATTCGACGTTGGCGTCGAGGTCGAAATTGATCTCGGCCGCCGCGGCGAATTCGAACTCGTCGAACCAATTGTACCAGACGGTACCGTCGGCATCGAGCAGGTAGCCCTGCACGGCCGCCAGGCGCTGATATTCCTCGGTGTAGTCGAGGATCGTGGTCAGGCCGGTCGGCCCGCCGAGGCGGCGGGCGACTTCGGCCTGCACCTGCATCAGCTCGCTCTCGGTACCGAAAGCGCGGATGTTCTGCAGTTCGTGGGCGTGGATCGTGTCGCCGGCGAAGATGCGCGGAACGTCGAAATAGCGCATCTTGCGGCGCTCGGTCGTGCGCTCGAAATTGGTCGGCTCACCGCGCTGGCTCAGCGGCACGACGGTCAGCACACCGTTGCGCTCTTCGACCGCGAGTGCGGTCGTGCGGATCGGGTTGGGGACGAACAGGTCGAGACCGAAGTCGCCGAGCGTCGACGGAAGGTGGGGAATGCGCTCGACCGCAGTGGTGAGCGAGATGCCCGAAAAGGCATCGTTGCGGAAGATATTCAGCATGGTCATGGGAAGGGTGGCTCCATCGGGAGGCTGCGCTGGCGATGGAGCGCAGCCGGGGGCGCCGGCGCGGCCGGCGGCCGCCCGGGTCAGGCTTCGGGGATGAGGGATTGAGGGCGCGGCGCGCGGCCGCGCCCGATCAGACGCTCAGGATGCCGAGCTTCGCGAGCTGGGCGAGCGCCGTGGTCTGCTGCTGAAGGGTGGTGACGTTCGCGCCCCAGAGGAGCTCGGCGGCCTGCACCTTCATCGGCCCGCGGGTGTTGAGCACCGCGCGCTGATCGGCCGAGGTCGCGTCGCGATACGCGCTCCACAGGATGGCGGCGGCATATTGCGCGCCGGTCGTCGACGTGGGGTCGTAGGGGACGTGCTTGACCGCGCCGGTGACCGAGATCGTGAAGGCG